TGTGTTCGTAAAAAATAGTACCGTTATGTGGGTGGTACAAAGATAAAAGTTTTTGTAAAACTGTTTTTTCTTTTTCTACAAACAAAGCTCCATTTCTAAAAATTACATGTGATAGTCTTTGATCGCCTTTCATCTCATCAACAAACTGAGTTCTTTGGTTTTGACAATACTTTAGTTCTCTTTCGTAACCTTTTTCTTCGTCAAAAAAATAAACTCCATTAGTTTTTAACATGTAAGATAAAGGTTTTCTATTTGATTTTAAATAATAAACTCTATCTTTTATTTCCCAAGTTTGTTTTTTAGTTTCAACTTTTGCTTTTGGTTTTGGTGTTTCAACAACTGGTGTTTCAACAACAGGTACCTCTACCTCTTCTGTTTTTTGTTTTTTTGCCATAATATAATATATAATAAAATTAATAAAAAGAAAGGGGTTGGGGAATTACCCCCAACCTCTTTAAAGTAAACAGTGCTTATTTCATTAACATGAAATTGTTAGCACCTTGAGTAATTAAACATCTTTCAGTTAAAAAGTGTAATTGCATTGCATCTAAAGCAGATGTAGCAGCACCAACAGAACCAGTAACCCAAGTTTTCATTCTTCGGTCATCAGTTTGAGAAGCTCTATACCTAACATGTAAGAAAGGACGTTTCATGCTTGCACCAACAGTTTGATCATAAACTGAAGAAGTACCAGCAGGAATCATAACCCCTCTAATTGCATTAGCACCAGCAGCATCATTGATACCACCTCTTGTAGCTTTGTCATTTAAGTATCTGAAATCAGACTTATAGAAGTCATAAGAACCTCTTCTGAAACCAGTGAAACCTAAATTTAATGCCATATCTTCAGAGTTGTTAAATACACCGTAAGATGTACCTCCAGCTCCGTAAGAATTCATTGCAGCCAACATGTCGTCCATAGCTAGGCTAGTAGATCTGTTAACAAACATCATGTATTCTTCAATAGCACCTTGCTTATCAAACTCAGCTAAGATAGCGTCAAATTCAGCTAAATCAGTAGCAGCGTTAACACCAGTAACACCAGTAGTAACATTACCTCTTGATTCAATAGCAGCAAATAAACCTTGTGTACCCGCACTATCAGCGTTAGTTGTTAAGAAATCAGCTACATCATCTGTACCAGAAACTGCAAGCTCACCTTCTAACATTGCCATTTCAATGTAGTCAGTAAATCTAGCTCTTGTATCAGCCTCAGCTTTTAAGTACCATAAGTAACCTGATTGTCCGTTTTCAGCAGAAACTTCTACCCAACCAATTTTAGAAGTATCAGAACCATTAACTTCGTAATAGTCTTTCATGATAATTGGCTTGTTGTTAAACGTGTGAAATTTAGGCTCATTAGAAGTTCTTGAAGTACTACCGTTGTAGTTATCTCCTTTTTTATACTCAGAACCATAAACTAATAGCGTACCTGTATTACCTTCACCAAGAGTAGTAATATTAGCAACACCGTAAGGCTCTACAGAAAGAACGTCAGTGTCAATTCTTACAACTAAACATTTTAACACAGCAGCTGTTGTAGCTACAATAATAGTATCATTAACTCTAACACCATGCGATCCAGCAGCGTAAGTAGCTCCAGTATCAATATGATCTGTAATAGTTATTTCACCACCATTAGTACTTCCACCACCATCATCAACATCAGTGATTGAGCATGTGTACGATAAGTGTAATCTACCTTGTTCTGACCAGATTACTTGGTCTGCAGTCATTGCTTCTTCTGCACCAACTTGTGATAAGAAACCTGAAATTGTACGAGGCCCAAAAACCTCAGCTTCTTTTTCCATTAAGTCTGGAACATATTGTTGACCCCAACCAGCATTAGTTGAAAGGTCTAGGTAATTTGCTGCAGTAGCTTGCTGGATTACACCAGGAGTACTGTTTAACAAACCACCAGGATTTGAAATTGCCATAATTTTTTAATTTTAAATTAGTTATTTATTTGTTTTTAATTTTAAACTTAAAATCATTAGAGTTATTACCTAATACTTTCACTTTCACACCTCCAGATTCAACTTCACCAAAAGCTTGTCTTGGGTTCATATCAACATTTTTAGCTTTAGCAATACTTTGTTTTAAAGCATCTGCTCTACCTTGTTCATAAAAGTGTTTTGCAACAGCATCAGAGTTCATTGCTGTAAATAAAGATTTATGATAACCTTTAGCATCTGACATTTCATTATTTTCATTCAAGAACTTCTTGGTGAAATTAGTAATGTCGCTTTGAGTTTCTTTTACTTCATTTGTGTTTTTAACATTAAACCTATACTTTTTATCTCCAACATTGTATTCAAAACCTTTAAAGTTTTTATCGAATAAATTGTCAGATTTTAATCTAAAAGTACTAGCTTGACGCTCAGCAGTTTTTTGATTCTCTTCTGATTCTTTGTTATATCTACTAAAAAAATCAACAGCTTTTTGTTGTTCTTGAGTCAGCTTTGACCCAGCTTTAATTTCTTTATAGTATTTAGACTTTTGCCCGTCTAGGTGGCTTTTAGCGTTGGCAACTTGCTCTTTAAACGCTAATTTTTTTCTTTTAATATCTCTTTCTTCATCTTCTGTTTCATCATAAGAAAACGAATCCTCCATTAAAAAACTAACCTCATCATCTGTAAGGTGTTTTTTAGTTTGTTTATAATATTCTTTTAATAAAGCTTTATCGTCTAAACTATTGTAGTCTTGATTTAACCTAACGTAGTCTTCAATATCACCACCAGTTTCTTCTATAAAATTAACTAGTTTTTGTATATTTTCAGGTAAAGCTTGTTTAGTTTCTTGAGAATTTAACATAGCCTCTTGAGCTTCTTTAGCTAAATCTTTTGTTTTTTCAACTGATTCTTTTACTTCTTCTTTAACCTCTTCTTCAGTAACTTCTTCTAATACTGGAGATTCTTGTGCTTCAGCTTTCGGTTGTACTTCTTCTTGTTTTTCTGTGGTGTTGGCATCTTCAACGAGCTCAACCACTCCGCTGTCGTCAGCGTTATCTTTTGTAACTTCTTCTGTAACTTCATTTTCTTTTGGTGTTGGTGGTTTATCTAAATTTACTTTGATGACATTGTCACCTTCATTTGTTTGTTTAAGATCAACTTTTACCACGTTGTCTTCAGTAGTCTTTTCGACTACTTCTTTTGTTTTCTTTTTTGCCATAATATAATATAATAATAATTAATAATTGTTATCTAGGATCAAATGAACCTAAATCAAATCCGCCTCCTAATATATCATTACCTGCGGACTCAAAGTTTTTAGGTAGTTTTTCATTTTTTCTTTGATCTATAAGCTCACTTTGTTGTGTAGCTTGTATTCTTGTTCTTTCGTCTTTACGATCTTCTTTTTCTTTTTCTTTATTATTAACAGTTTGGTTTTTCATGTTTTCTAACTGCATATTCATTTCAAACTCTAACTGCATCAACTCTTTCTTATGCATAACTTCTTGTTGCATTTTTTGAGAATCAAGTTGTGCTTTCATTTGTTCAAGTTGTGCCTCTGCTTGAGACTTAGCTTGTTCTTTTTGAACTTCCATTTGAGCAGATGCTTGCTGAGTTTGCATGTTGGCTTGTGCTTGTGCCTGTATGTTCTCCTGCGCTATCATTTGATCTTTTTCTTGCTTTTGTTTTCTACGAACTTTTAACAATTGATTAGCAAGCTTGATATTTTTAATTTCTCTAAGATCAATAGCGTCTTCAAGATCTATACTTTGTTGTTGCAATGCCATTTGAATATTGTTTTCAAGCATTGCTTTTTCTTCTTCATCTGGTTGTAGTTCAATAAATATACCAAAATCATACAAGTGTAGTTCGCTTATTTCTTGTAACGTAGCAACGTTGTGTACACCAATTTGTTGTACAAAAGCCTCAGCCGTTGGTGAGTATTCTATAATATCAGATATTCTAAGGGATAAACACTCTGCTATTTCAGATGTTAAAAACAAACCAGACTGCAATATGTGTCTCGTTGCTGTGTTGCTATTTGCAGCTGCTAATTTTTGAACTCCTACTAAAGCGTTTTTATCTGGCATACTACCATCTCTTGCTTCATTAAGACCGGTTGTGTCTCTTATCATTTGCAAGTAATAATTATACGTGCCTATTAAGCTTTGCATTTTAGCACCACCATTTCCAGACTGTATTTCTTGAATAGGTACTTTGCCTGGGTTCATATCACCTTCTGAAGTGAAGCTTCGCCCTATAACAGAACCTGTTTGAAAGAACATGTTTAAAGCTTCTTGTGGATTATAGTTAGTACCATTACCTAAATCTATTTCAGCCAAACCATCAGCATCTAAATAAACACCATCCGGTACCATACGCGATAACACTTG